CCGTTGAAATTCGACCAGAAGGATCAGGATTGTCCATAAACGGTAGATCGGTAGGAGTCTTATCCACTGATTCAATATCAGTCTTTTTAAGTTTTTTGCTCATCCAATTTTTATATCTATTGATTCACGAGCATACTTTTCCACGTTCTTGCTAATATGCCCCATTAAAGTCTTTTCGATTTCATCTGTATTGGTTGTAGAAAGTCCATATATATCTCTGCCCCTTTTAGCATTACCCTCTACTTTTAAACCATCCCTGAAGACTATATCTACTCCCTGCTTGGTTGGGCTTTGTGCTGATATAGAATTAAGCATAGTGCTTGTCAATCTTAAATTCGGTGGGCTGGTTTGTCTTGATGCTGATACACCTTTAGATGATGCCTTACCAGCGGCTTTCTTTTCAGCATAATCAGGTGAATATGGTTTAAATGTTTTGTCATTCTTATCCTTGCCCTCATCTGAATTTTTTACAATCCGAGTTGCAGCACGTCCCCCAACTTTCTTCCAAACCGCTTGAGGTATTTCAATCATAGCAGATGCCCTCATTTTACCATCCAACTATGTCTACAATTAAAACCGCCCCTATCTCCAAATGGAGTGTTTGATGATGAAACTTCTGCCTCTGTATACCCCTTCGCTGGTTCATTTAGTATTGTATTTAAACATTCGTCTCTTGTTACCTCATCCATCGGACCAACGTAAGTCCATCTAACATCCTCACCCTCAAATACTTTATGCCTTGCTATATCATCAAACTTTCTAAACCCATCATGCACAGCTACGTTTAATTGATGTGTTTCAAGATTAACCGTACCAGCTAATCGAGATACAATAGCAGAAGGACTTTCACCCGCAACAATACCGCTAAACAATCCCTCTGTTAAGTTGTTAGCAAAGGCATTAGCATTGCCCAGTAAAGCTCTTGTATCTAACTCCTGTAATAGTTCTAATTGTTCAACAGTTGCACCTTTAACCATCCTAATACCTCGATCACGAGCCTCTTTTACAATAGATGATAATTGCCCTTCATACGCATCCATAAGCCCATTAACAGCTTCTTCATATCCTCGGTCTAATAATTCCTGAAAGAAATTCAATTCTCTGATTACTGTAATAAGTTCCGTATCGCTTAAACTATCTAATCTTTGAGCAATCTTATTTAGATCAGCAAACAAAGCTGTTTCCAACTTCCCTATCTGACTTGCGAATGTTTCTACAGGATCAGGCATTTAATAGTCTCTCAATAGTTCCCTGTGGCTTCTGTGCTTCCGCTTCTACCTTCTTGCTCTCATCGACTTTGTTTAGCTTTGATTCCAGGTCTTCATCCGATATATCTGGATTGAAGTGCCTGACTAAATCCTCCCTTGACATTAATCCCTTTGCAAGTTTCCAATCGAGTTCTGCACGTTCTTCTTGAGGGCTTTTAGGGAACTCCACCTCGGCAAAGTCTACCGCATAATTCTCTCCCAAATCCTTCCCGGTATGAGCCTTCCATACTTCACGATCTACTTCATATCTATCGTGTTCCCATTCTCTCCATGTAGGTATATCACTAATCCGAGCCTCAAGATTCTCAATCTCCATTAGCCTTAACGCCTCGCCACTCGCTGGATTACCTGAATCATCCCACTTGATTCTTAAATGATGGTTAATAGCAGTCTGATTAGCTATTGCTTTAGCCGCTTCAATCATCTGAATTAAGTTGCCCGGCGTTCCTTTGAAATTAAAATCTGCACCCTCGCCCAATACCATTACCTTGTCAATGCCCAATTTGATCTGACTTGCTTCGTCTATGCCCGAGATCACAGGCTGCCCAAAAGCAAATCGAGTAGCTAATGCTATCTCTGTATATGCTATCCCTAAATGAACTGCACATCTTACAACGTCGTAAGCGTTTGTATTATACGATACAAAGGAAATCGGTAGATTCTCATACGGAGATATGTTATCATCATTGACAGATAGAATCTTTCCACCCTGTGTAAACTTAAAGTGTTTCCCAGGCTGTCCATCTCTTGCCTCTGAAAAGAAAACAAACATACGATTATATCTGTTGTCCCTTCCTACTTCATAACTAACACCAAACGGTTCAGATTCCCCTTCGATATAATACTTCTTACAGAATGGGATAATATCATACTCCAACCTTTGATGCCGTTCATTGAACTTGGTACGCAAGGCCATATCGCCTGTCAACCAAGCTAATTCAGCAAACTCCCTAACCTTGCGATCTAATCCATACGCCGCATTACTATAGTCTTCATTCACTTCCCCATTGATCATTCGCTTGGGACTTTGCTTATATAACATCATCCTTGCCCTTGCAAAGCGAGGAACTACACGCTGCGGAAAGCTGGGGATCTGTTCAAGCGTTGAAGATGAAAACCACTTGTCTATATGCTGATCTACATCATTATGATAATAGAAGTCTAAAGCAGTCTGCTTACTTGCTGTTTCTCTTTTTAATGTTTGGTCATAAGCATCTTGTACTGATTTGACAATCATGTCCGTTGAATATTCGGGGATTACTACTGTATTAACACTACGCATTATAAAAATCCTTGTATCTTTCAATATATTGTTGAGTTAATCCCTCTATCTGTTTTTTCATTGCCCTCTCAATGATCTTCTTTTCTTTCTTACTTAAATAATTACCAAGCATCCACAGCCCAATAAAGAACCCATTCACAGCCAATGATATGCCGAAAATCAATTCCATTGTACTGATGTTGCAGTTCTTCTTCGTGCAGGGAATAGCCGATTGATACCATATCCGATTGCATCACTCGCATGAGATTGAGTGCTGTCTCGCTTATCTATGTCGTTTCCATGCCATACGTTCCGTTCAAAGTCCATGATAAGATTCGGGCATTTCTCACAAGAGAAGTTGCCATCACGGATCAGCTTATTAACAGAGTTCACACGTTCCCTTACTGGTGGGTTTGCCCTCGGTGCTGATATAGTATAACCATGATGGTCTCTTATTATCTGATGATCTGATGCAACTGCTGAAGAACGCCTTGCAGATCCCGAGCTATCCGGGAATATCTTGGCTTCCGGGTATCGCTTCACTAACTCCTCGACCATATCATAGGTTGTTGCATTCTTTAGTCTTACCTCATCGAACACGTGTATCCAGTTCGGGCCTATGTAAAATATCTCTGAACTCATAGCATCTACATTAAAATCCATAGAGATTCCAATAGGTAGGTTCTCATTCTTTAGGTCTGGCCGTTCAATCACGTGCTTCTGTCTGTCGAAATCCTTATACACACGCCCTTGAGTTAGATTAACAAACTTCCCATGCACATAAGCTTCGATCTGTTCTTCTGAATAGGCTTGTAATAGACTTTGCTTGTAATCGTCAGGAAGATATGGATTATCTAACGTGGAAGCCTGAATAATGCCTATATCCATATCAGGATCATTAGCAATAACCCATCCCCAATTCAATGACTCCGGTGTTCCTGTAAGATATATCTGTGACTTCTTGGCTTCAGGATGACGTACACGAGCAATCATCTGTTCAAACACTTCACGCTTTTGGATGAACGGCTCATCTATAACCGCCCATCCAATGTTCGGTCCACGTAATGAATCAGGCTTATCCCCAGACCCGAGCCATATCTTACCTCCCCAATTATGGAAGATGAACTCGCCTCGTTGTTGGTTGTATGTATAATCAATCCCAGCACGATTACATAGCTCCTTCAGCGTTATAATGATCGTCTTGGTGGCTAACTGATGTGAAGGAGACACGTATACCCCCGGGACAGGACTGTTTAAATAACTCATGTACAGGGATTTCAACGCCCCGATATAAGTCTTGCCCGATCCGTAGCCGCCAATCAACAGGACAATTCGATTGGACATATCCCAGAATTGCCGCTGATGTTTGAGCATCTTGTCTTTTTTTATACGAAAGATCACTCAATGATTATCTCGTCTTTTGTCACGTGCTGCTCGACTCGTTCTAATGCCCGACCCTCCGTGCGGTCTATTATTCTATCAAAAGCATTGAAGAAATCTTTAGCATTTCCTGTTCTGGCGATAGTAATCATCCTCTCCGCTATTGCCTCCCTTACTGTTCTATCTTCATGTGAAGCATCTAAAAGCTCATTAAATATATCAGATATGGCGTTCTTTCTACCGTTTGGATTGCCTGATTGCCCAGGTTTAAACCCATGACTGTGTCCCTCTTTGAAAGTCCCATTGGGGTTTCTACCCGCCATTGATACCCCATTGCTTTCAGTGGGATTAGACATCAAGTTCTACCAATGCCATCATTAGAGCTTTATTTATTTTGTCGAACAATTCCTTCACCTTATCAGAGTCAATCTCATATACATCGAACTCTAACCTCCAATTACCGGTAGTTTTTAAGTTCTTTATACCAACGAGTTCAACCGTTAATGCGTTTTCTTTCAATAATCCATCCCGGAATGAAATTGAGTTGTTTTTTCTTGTTGCCGCCCCTATAAGTCGCTTTAATTGGGTTTTGGCGGTTTGAGGAAAACAACTAACCCCTCTACCTTTTTAGTGCAGTCAAACGGCTGTTTTATAAGTAACTAATACATTTTTTTTATTTTATCTTGTATTTTATCCCAATTTTG